CTCGCCTTCAATGACTTCGACAAATGTTTTTGATTTTTAGGCATATAGATAAAGAGAAAACTAATAACTAAAAATTGGCAAGGCGGCTACTGTCTTGCACAAGAAGGTTTACCTACTCATCACCTGTATAGAACCGCATCAGGACTTCATCAGATTTCATCACGGACACGAGGTCCTTAATGTAAACTGAATAGGCATCAATAATACGAGAGGCTAATTGCTTCACCACTGGATAGTGTTCCTGGTCCGGAAAGCTATTCATCATAGCCGCAGAGCAACGCGCACATATTTTGTCGTAAACACTGACAGTGTTCACGCCTGAGGGCTTCTCAAGTGACTTTCGAAATAGAATTATAGCCAACATTTTATAATGATCTCTTACAGGAAGATGACGAGAGCGACCACAAAATACTGCTTTAAACATTTCTACTGTATCAATATCAAAATCCCAGGAGGATTCTGTTTTGAGTACCATGTTGAAACGTGTAAGGTAGGATACTATAAGTGATTCGCACTCGGATTGTGATAAACCTGAGAACATCATATTGTCACCAAGTGCATAAAGCCTATGATGACGATAAAAGGTCAACAGTGATTCTATTGTAGCACAACCATAGTGTTCAGAGATGTGGTAAAGGTACATAATGATGGACATTAATGTATTGTCATGTAAAGTATTGTATTGACCAGTGAGTTGCTTGCCATTTCTGGCAAACACTAGACCATCAGGTAACACAATTGGGCAAGTACAAATCTTTTCATAACACCAAGTAAACAATCGCATGGAATATTCATTTAGTTTCAAAAATTTACAACGTATTCGAAAACATGTCATAAGAAGATCAGAACTAATTGAACCATCATACGCGCTACCGTCCATTATTATGGGGGTATCATTACGCACATCAAACAATGATCGATATATACCATATTCATTAATCGGTGTCCCAATCAATGAACCAAAGAAACGACCGAGTAGAGTAAATCTATCGTTGAATAAAGTACAAAACATCGCCATAAACATGTAAAGTTCTAATGCAACAGCAAAAATGAGGCGAACCTTATTTTGCTGAACTTTTTCAAGAGGTAATACTTCACCCTTGGGCGTGACGGCAGTTATGGATTCGCGCGGTATCGATTGCTCG